CAGGAGACATTGATATGGTCAAACTGGCTGTGTCAGGATTACAAACAAAGTATCAAGCTGCTGAGGGTACAGACCCTTCGTTAATAGAAGGACAATCCAGTAACTCGTCAGGCGGTGTTTATAGCTCTTGGTCAGAAGTAACCGCAGCTATGAGAGACCCTCGATACAAGAGTGATCCAGCATACCGTCAGTCTGTTACGAACAAACTTGCTCGTAGCGACGTACAATAGTCTCTTTTATGCCCTCTTCGGGGGGCTTTTTTATAAGTAACGAAACACAGAATTAATTACCTTTGACCCTTGCGAGGACAATCTAAGCGAAAGATTTAAGTGTTAAGTGACTAAACATTAAACATTCATTTAAACATTTAACAAAAGGTAAAATATTATGGCATGGAACTCAGGAAGTGATACAGGAAGTGTATCCCGATTAGGTTCGATTAACAACACAGTCAGCGGAACTGCTGGACAGTCTACCAGAGAACTCTTTCTTAAGCAGTTTGCTGGTGAAGTATTAACATCATTTGAAGAGCGCAACATTGCAATGCCTCTACACAGAGTACGAACTATCTCTAATGGTAAGTCGGCTCAATTCCCTAGCATTGGTACTGCATCAGCAGAATACCACAAAGCTGGTGACACCATTTATGGTGGTAAGGTAGATGCAAGCGAAATCACTGTAACAGTAGATGACTTGCTCGTAAGCTCAACCTTCGTACCTAAAATTGACGAAGCGATGAACCACTACGATGTACGTTCTATCTACTCAGCAGAGATGGGTAATGCTCTAGCTAACGCTGCTGACCGCAACATCTTCTCTACAATCTATGATGCTGCAACTGGCGATGGTACTGCTGACCAAGTAGATCAGTGGGCTGCTACTGACGGTGTATGGGCGCAGACTGGTGAGGTTGGCTCAGAAGTAGAACACGCTGGTCAACTAGATGTTAGCGCACATAGCGGTACTACCGATGGTCAAAAAGTTGTAAGCACAATCATCAAAGCTCTTGAGTTGTTTGACACTCAAGACGTAACTGGTGAGAAGTTCTGCGTACTAGACCCAGCTACTTATTACACGCTAATGGGTACTGACACTACAGCTATGAACCGAGACTTCGGTGGTAACGGTAGTATTGCTGGTGGTAACGTACCAACAGTAGGCGGTGTTAAGATTCTTATGTCTAACCACCTACCAAAAGGTACTTCTGGTCTTACTCCTACACCAATCGCTCAAGCAGACGGTGGTTCAGGTCGTAGTGCTTACTCTGCTGGTGCTGCTGGTCTTAAAGGCTTGATCTTCACTAAAGATGCTGCTGCTACAGTTAAGCTACTAGACCTAGGTGTTGAGTCTGAATATCAGATCGAACGTCAAGGTACTTTGATGGTTGCTAAGTATGCAATGGGACACAATGTTCTACGCAACAAAGCTGCTATCGCTTTAGTATAATAACTTTTATGAGAGCGTCCCTTCGGGGACGTTTCTCTTTATTTTTTCATTGAGGTAAATATGACAACTCCAACAACACAACTGAGTGCTGTAAACTCTATGCTTTCCACCATAGGCGAAGCACCAGTAAACAGCCTTTCTTCAGGTCTAGTAGACGCTGAAACTGCTGAAACAATACTCAATGAAGTTTCAAGAGATGTTCAGTCATTGGGCTGGAACTTCAACACAGAACCAAATTATACCGTTGCTGCCGATAGTGATGGCAACGTGGTACTCCCTTCAGAAGTTGTAAGAGCAGACCTTGCAAACTCTGTTACTAAGTACCGAAGCTCTAAGAACGAATACGTACAACGTGGAAATAAAATGTACGACAAAGTAAACCACACTTATAACATAGGCGAAGCTTTAAAATTAGATGTGGTTGTCCTTTTAGCTTTTGAACAGCTACCTGAAGTAGCTAGAAGATTTATAACACTAAAAGCTTCCAGACTCTTTCAAGAAAGGGTGGTGGGAAGTGACACACTTTCTGCAATGAACAGGGCAGATGAAGAACAAGCCTTATACGCCCTAAGAGAGATGGAGGGTGATAATGCAGATTATAATATCTTTGATGATGGAGGCACTTACAGCGTCCTAGATCGAAGCATTGGAACAAGGGTGAATAACAATGGGTCTAGTTTCTAAAAGCATACCAAACCTTATTAACGGGGTTTCACAACAACCAGCGGCTTTACGCTTAGAGAGTCAGGGAGAAGTACAGGAAAACGGTTTCTCAGATGTGGTTGATGGTCTTAAGAAACGTCCTCCTACCAAGTTTTTAAAACAGTTAGTGCGAACCACAGGTGCATGGGGCGATGAAGATGATGCAGCTAGTTTTAACCTAAGCTCCAGCAACACTATAGCACAAGGAGCAAACGTCCTAGACAGTGCTTTTTATCATACCTACAAGAGAAGCGATGACGAACAGTATTTAGTTGTTATTACGGTTGCTCCTATTAATCCTGAGCAAGCAGGAGCTAAAATTTTTGTTTACGACATTTATGGCAACCTTCGTTATGAATCAGGAGTAGGTAGTTGGTTAGAAGATGGTACTTATATACCTGACTCAGCTAACCAAGATGACGTAGGTTACTTACCCACCGATGCTAAAAAAATTAAAGCAACTTCTGTTGCCGATTCTACTTTTATAGTAAATACTTCAAAAGTAGTTAAACAAGATGCCTCCTTGGGTCAACTTTACGCACACCCAAGATCAGCTTTGGTCTACTTAAAAGCTACCAACTACGGTAGGCAATACCGAGTAAGAGTAGACGCAGAGCTTACCAGTAATCTTTATGCTGCAAAGGCAGAAAACACACCTAAAAGTATTACAACCGTTTCTGGAACAAATGACGAGACCCAAACAACTAATAACGATGCTCTTAAAACAGGAACAGTTATTGGTACATTACGTGATATTGAAAATCAAATTCAGTATGGCAGCGGGGCTGAAAGTTTAACTATAGAACCAGCGTCTCACAACCAAGAGCCTTATTTTATCATCAAGGCTAGTGAACATTTCGGTGATTTTCAAATTAAAGTTACGGACGATGATGGCGGTGTTAACCTTAAAGCATTTAAAGGAACAGCTAAATCTTTTACTGATTTACCCAACCAATGTGAAGATGGTTTTATCTTAGGGGTTGTCGGTGACAACAACAAGAAAGAAGATGATTTCTATGTTCAGTTTAAAGGAACAGGTGGCTCAGGCTATTGGAAAGAGTGTCCCGCTCCAAACATTAATCACGGATTTAAACAAGATACTATGCCTCACCAACTAAGGCAAAACGCTGACTACAGTTTTAACTTTAGTGAAGGTGATTGGCACAACCGCCTATGTGGTGATAACAACACTAACCCTTTTCCTAGTTTCTGTAACGAAGAGGAACAGAGAACTATTTCTGATATATTCTTCCACAGAAACCGTTTAGGTATCCTTTCAGGCGAGAATGTAATCTTCAGTGAAGCTAGCGGTTACTATAACTTTTTCCGCACAACAGTACGAACACTACTGGACTCTGATCCAATAGACGTTGCAGTAAGTCAGAACGAAGTGTCTGAGCTTAAGGCTGCTGTGCCTATTCAAGACAACCTCTTGCTATTCTCAGAGCTAAACCAATTTACACTGTCGGCTTCTCAGTTATTAACACCAGCCGAAGTTACAATAGATCAATCAACTAAATACGAATGTAGTCTTAAAGCTGCACCAGTAGGTGCGGGAACTAGTGTATTCTTTACAACACAAAGCGGAAACTATTCTGGTGTGCGAGAGTTCTACACTAAAGATGACACAGAAATTAAAGACGCTCCAGAGATAACATCACACGTTCCTAAATACATCGCTGGGACTATTACTCAAGTAGCAGCCTCCTCTAACGAAGATATGCTTGTAGCCTTGACAGATGATAACCGTAAAGAGTGCTACGTTTACAAATGGTACAACTCAGCACAAGAGAGGTTACAAAGCTCTTGGTCTAAATGGATATTTGATAAAGAGATAACAAGCGTAGCTTTCAACAATGCCGAGCTTTACATTACGTTTAATGATGGCAGTTACGAGGTTATGGATTTAGCTGAACAAGAAGAGTTGAATTTACTAGACAGCCAGATAACAGTTGACATCAGTGAAGGTACTGTTGACTCTCTTAATGCTGCAATACCCGAAAACTATATAACTGATAAAACCTACTGTATAGCAGAAGATGGTAGAGACTTAGGCTTATATAACGATAACTCTGCCCTTATTCTTTCTGAGTTGGGATCAGGTACTAAAATAATCTTTGGTACACCCTACCTCTTCAAATACCAGTTGTCACAACAAACACTAAAACCTAACGGCACTGACGCTACATCGCAGTCTAGGCTACAGCTTAGAAAGATGGGCTTTAATTACAACAACACAGGTTATTTCAAAGTAACTTTAGAATCTGTAGGTCGTGACCCTGTTGAGTCAATATTTACAGGTAGAATACTAGGTGATGCGGACAACTTACTTGGACAGCCAGCAGTCGTAACTGAAGGCGCGTTTGAAGTAGGTGTTCAATCAAACGCAGAAACAACCAAACTTACAATAACAAATGACTCACACCTTCCAAGCATTTTCCAAAGTGCAGAGTGGGAAGGGTTTGTCACAATGAGAAGCAAGAGGCTATAAATATGACGCACTACTACAGACCAGCTGAATGGCACGACTGTCGAGAGCTTTACCCTTTCATGCGTGAACAAGACGCAAAAGAAGTAAAGGCTAGTAATGGGCTTTGTCCTCTTAGAGCCTTACAAGAAAGTTTTAGAGTATCGGACGAATGCCACACAATCATACATGAAGATGGCAGCATTGTGGGAATGTTTGGTCTGGCAGTAAATGACATATTTGCTAGTCCTTGGTTACTTGGTTCAGATAAGTTACCAGAGACCAAGAAAGTAATGTTACCAGTTTCAGCTAGGTGGGTGGAGGAGATGAACACTTCCCACCCCCTGCTGCTTAACTACGTACACGCTGAAAATACAGTATCAATAAAATGGTTGAAGTCTCTAGGGTTTCAATTCATAAATTTAGTAAAAGAATATGGGGTAGGAAAAGAACCTTTCTACCAATTTGTGAGGATAAAAGAAAATGTGTGATCCAGTATCATTAGCAGTTGCCTCAGCAGGGATGAATATTTTAAGCGCACAACAACAACATCAAGCGCAAAAAGCACAATATGAATCCAACAAGCAAATGGCACTTCAAGCTCAAGCAGACGAGCTTAGGCAAATAAACGTACAAGAAGCGCAAGAGGACACTAAAGCAGCCAACGAAAAATTAGACAACAATCTAGCTGTTAGAGAGCAAATAGCTAGAGCTGAGGTGGCTGGTGGTGACTCTGGTGCATTGTTAAACAACAACGCTGTCATCCAAGATATGCAGCGACAGGGGCTAGTAGCTGACACAAGAGTTGGTCAAAATCTTGATAATACCATACAGGGTTTACAGGAAGAGCGTTTAGGTAGTAAAACAAAAGCTCAATCAAGAATTAATAGCGTAGCTAGACCAAGCAGCACAGCTACAGGTTTGTTAATAGGACAAGCTGTAGTAGGCGGTATGAAAGACTCTGGTAAATTTACATAGGATAAAAACATGGCAACCTCAATCAATGAAGCAGCAAACTGGCGTAAGACTGCGGTCACGCCTGATTATAAGGTTAATGCTAAACGAGTAGATACGTTTGTTAGGGGAGAAACCAATCCTAAAGGTATGCAAATCGCAAAAGCCTTATCAGCAGCAGCTGGCGAACTTGGAAGCTTTGCATCAGCTTTAGACAGGAAACAAACTGCCGAAGAACAAGCTGAAGAAAGAGCGAGACAAGCTCAGGAAGAAGCCAGAGATAAAATGAGAGCAGATAATTTGTCTGCTAGTTGGAAAGAACAAATAAAGATAGATTTAGAAAACGCAAACCTACTCGAATATAGAGATGAGAACGGGGTGCTAAAACCACACACCCAACAAACTTGGTTTGAACAATGGAAGCAAGCTAACCCAACATTCCAACAAGGTATTGAAGGACTAACTACAGAAGCGGGTCGGTTGAAGTTTGGTGTAGAGATAGGCGATGTTCTTGGAACTAACTTTGATATATTCCAAAACACACAACAACAAAACCAAGATGCACAGTTAATTAGCAACAACATCTTAGCGAAAAGTCAGGCAGACGGTGTTAGAGAGTATTCTGCTAATTCTGCTGAGTGGGCTAACTTTGTACGTAGTATGGAAGAAAGCATGGGTACGTTTGGTTACAACAGTAATCAGTCACGTTATGAAATGCTAGGACACTCCGCTAAAGAGATATACTCTAAGACAGGCGATCAACGTATGTATGAGTGGCTTCTGGGCGAGGTTGCTGGCAGACCAGCTATAGGTGGTTCTGAGTTTCAAGAAAAGTTACGTACAGAAAGAAATCAAATAGCTAATGCCTTTGCATCTAAAAAGAACCAAGCAGCTAAAGAGGCAGAAGCCAGACGTAAACAGAACACAGCCCAACTAGCAATAGAAGGTAAAGATTTATTTGGCGGTGAAGAGAAGCCTACACGAGAAGCTGTTACAGACCTTATCTCTAAGTATATTGAAATGGGTGTACCTAACGCAGCTACACTTGTTACTACTATGGAAACAGCGTATGATAAAGCTAAGAACATAAAGTTATCTAACAGTGATAAAGTAGAGCTATGGCAAGGCTACTCTAGATTGTCAGGTTCGGAAGCTAAGATAAAATATATTAAAGATAACGCTGGCAGTCTTGATGACCAACTACTTAGCACGTTCCTGTCACAAGTAGGCAGCAACAACGACACCCAGCTACTTAACGATCCTACATATAAAGCTTATGCTAAAGCTGTGAAGAATATGGCAAGTAAAGATGGTGGTCTTGCTGGTCTAATAGAAGACCCTGATAAAGATTACCTAAACATTAACTTCCAACTTTATTACTTAGAGATGGCTGCTATGCCAGAATGGCAACAGATGTCTCGTACAGAAAAAGATAAAGCAGTGCTTGGTCTGTTCCAAGATATTAAAGCACTAGAAATACAAAACCAAGGTGTACCAAACGCCAACTTTATAGATCAAACAGAGAATATATTAGAACTACGTGCGCGTAGGGCGTTACAACCATAAATAGGAAAAGCTATGGATAAGAGAGAGCTTTTATTAGCGGCTAACGCAGCTATAGATGCAGGAGATAAAGACAAGGCGCGAGAATACATGGCGCAGTTTGACGCTCTAAAAGCATCTGAAGCTGAGACAGCCCCTGCTGAGGCAGAAACTGTGGATACCAATACAGAAGAGGGTTTCGACTTGTCTTCTATGGTGGACACTGTTGTAGAAAATGTAAGTGAAATTCCAGAAGCTATAACCAGAGGTGTGGGTAGTTTTATTCAAGAGACAGGTGAGTCTATTGAGTATCTATGGGACGAACAACTAAACGATCCTACGTCACCTAGAATGATATGGGAAGCTTACAAAGCAACCAGCCCCACCGTACAACTAACTAAGAAAGCAGTAGATGCCATTCCTGATGTTGGTTCTACTGTTGGCTCTATAGAAAGAGTAACAGAAGAGAACGAAGCATTAATCAAGTTTACAGATGAAAACGGTACTAAACTATTTTCAAATCCTTTAGGCGATGAGTTTGTTTACTTAAACCCAAAAGAAACAGCAGACCTAAACGCACTGAACCATGCGGGTCTTGTTGATACATCCTTTATCTTACCTACAAGAGAAGATGGTCAGTTAGATACAGTAACTGGTCAGGTGGTAGCTCCTTTATCACAATTCTTTGCTGGTTTTTACGGCTTCAGTAAAATGCTGCCTAAAACAACAACACTTAAAGGCAGTTTAACAAAAGGTTATACAGCTGGTGCTTTGGCTGACGGTTTTGGTTTTGATGCACATGAAGAAAGATTATCTAACCTTGCGTTACATTTTGGTTTTGATAACGCCCTTACTGAGTATCTAGCAGCCAACCCTGACGATACCATAGCAGAAGGAAAGTTCAAAGGTGTTGTAGAAGGTTTAATCGCTGGTTTCGTAACTCAAGCTGCTATTGAAACAATCGTAGCTATTGCTAAAGGTATAAACTATTACAGAAGGTCAAAGACTAAAGCTGCCGAAGGTGATGAAGCTGGTGCAGAAGCTGATGCAGAGCAGACATTACTTATAACTCAAAAAGCTGAAGAAGATATTCCTTTTAAAGAAAACCCTAAGATGGCTACAGAAGAGGGTCAGGAGATTCTGGATGAAGATGCAGCAAGAGTCTTTGACGAGCTGCAAGCTAAAGATGAAACAGCGCAGCAATTAGATGAAGCTGAGAACATCCCCACCGAGCCAGTGGTTCTTTCTGAACTTACACTTAAAGATATTAATGATCTATCTGATGATGTCTTATTCAAACAAGCAGATGACCTCCTAGACCACCCTGAGATTGTGGCAATGCGCTCAGTCAATGAGACTGTTGAAACAACTCTGGATCAAGCTGGAGGAGGTTTCGATGATGCTTGGATTGAAAGTCGTAACTGGCAAGGCATTGTTGATGAACTATACGGCTCAGGTGCGCCTAAAAAAGAAAAGAAGATCATTATAAACGTAGGTCTACCCGCTTCTGGTAAATCAAGACTAGCAGATGCAGATGCAGAAGCCACAGGTTCTGTGATTATTGATTCTGATTTTGCTAAAGAAATGCTACCTGAATTTGACGGTGGTAAGGGTGCGGGGGTTGTTCACCACGAAAGTAAAGCTATCAACGCCCACGTACTTGCAAAAGCGGTCGAAAATGGTGATAATATTGTGTTACCAATAGTAGGCGGAGGCGGTAAAAAACTTACTAACTTAGTCAACGATTTTAAAGGTTACGGGTACGAGGTTTATATAAAGTATGTTGACATTCCAAGAGAAGTTGCAATAACAAGGAATGTTAAAAGGATACAAAGAACAGGTAGATTTGTTGATCCTAAGATTATTGATAAAGCTCACAAGAACGTAGTAGAAAGTTTTGAAAAAGAAAAAGGAAAAGTTAATGGCTACCAAAGAATCGACAACACAGGCGAAACCGACCAAATCCTCGAAGAAGGCGGTGAAACGTCCTACATATCTGGAGTCAGAAGAGATGATGCTGGACGAGATGCACAGGCTGCTACAGGCGGGACTGAAGAAGCGCAAGCAGCAGCAGTAGACGCTACACTTAACGTCAAACCTCGTGTCGGCAACCAAGAGATGCCTAAGACACCAGAGGAGATGGCGCAGCTTAACAAAGGTGAACGAGAAGCACTAGGCAGCTTACGTACTGAAGGCGAACCTATTAGAGTTA